CCAACAAACAAGATGGCATAGTTTATCGCATACCCGAGCGCAGCGAGCTGGGACAGCGAATTATCAACAGTCGAGTGGGTTTGGCCATCCACACTGCCATGAAGGATCCTGTCGGTGAAGAACAGCCGGTAACAGATCCCGAATCCATACTTGATACGGTACCTGGTCTCATGGTAGCAGGAGCCACTGTGCCAGGACTGCGAAATCTCGAACCAGACCGCGAGCTGATGCAGAAAGTGTCGGCATTGAGCACCGGAACTTCGGCACAAGCTCTCAACAGTTTTTTCAATCCTGTATCACTGCGAGAGCGCAAGATAACAGATCTTCCTGCACTCATGGAACGCTATATCAACAGCCTCAAAGGCACCGATTACAGCCAAGCCAATCCGGGCGATTTTGGCACATGGTTGGAAGCCAACGTCACACCTCAAAAATACCGCAACGTGGTAGAATATCTACAAGGGGCCAATCTACAGGGCATGCAGATTGCGTTTGACATCTGGAATCTAATACACGAACTCAAGCGTGATCTGCAACAACAGTTAGATCAGCAACAGCCTGGGCAGGAAGGCTGGGTATTGGCCACTCCGTCGGGCCGGGCCAAGCTGGTGAGCAGGATGGCTGGTGGTTTTGGTGCGCGCAAGTCAGAGCCAAAAGCACAGCCAAGTGCCCAAAAATAAGGCAAAGATATAAATAAGTGTAGGGCGAGAGCCCACATATTAGGAGATTAAAAATGGCATACTTTCCACCTTTCAATGGTGATTCGCAACCAGTATTTGCGTTAGACATCAATAACGGTGCCCAAACCGGTAACATCGGATCAACCGACGCGCTTGTGCAGCCTCAAGGTCCCAAACTGAACTTTTTCAAAGTTCTAGTCAAGGACGGTGGTGCCAGCGCAGTTGATCTGCGTGCTGAACTTGGTTCATATTCGGGCGGCGTTTTTGATCCCGGCGTTGTAAACCAGCTCAATCAGGCCATCCAGAACACAGCCACCATCGCTATCTATCAGGTAGAAGGTGCTGATACCGGACAGATCTCGTACGCGATCTATCCCCAGGAAGCCTACACTGCTGCTACGTTACAATCAGCTCTGCAGGCACTTGGCAATGTGCAGATCACTGACAGCTCGGGCACAGTGCGCGGTGTTAATGTGTCTGGTACCACAGTAACTGAGCCTGGCTTCCAGCTGGCCTAAACATCGATCTAGAAAGTCGACTCAACCCCGGTTATGTGCCGGGGTTTTTCTTGGCGGTTAAATACATGTATCATGTACAAAATTAAGTGCACCACTAGATTTGACATCACGGCCACCGGTACACGGCGCCCTTTTAAGACAGAAACACGCAACACAGATCAAACACATCGCGAACATCAGATCTGGCAAAAGCAGAGAAATCAACAGAGCAACTGGGAAACCATCAACCAACTGATATCGTTGCGTTGTTTGCCCGAAGATATAACCACACCAGTGGCCAATCAGGACCATACCTGGAGTTTTGAATTTACAGTGCCTGATCTACGCAGTATCGGTAGGGATGACGACGAACTGTGTTATCTGCGGGCCGACGCTGATCAGGTGCCCATGATAGTTGGTTTAGATGAAGACACAGACACAGACACATTGTTGCGTACCCAAGACGCATTGTGCAATACCTGGTTTGAACTGGTACCGATAAATAAACCTAAAGGAATCGCACAAAATGGTTGATACCACGGATATCGAAAAGAAAAGTCTAGAAGCGCACGTGGAGCTGTGTGCCGAAAGATACAAGCAACTGGATTCCCGGTTGGAATCTGTAGACGCCAACGTGAGCAAGTTAGAGGGCATGATCAAAAATGTGCAAGACATGCTGACCAATCTTGCGCAGAAACGCAATGACCAGGTGCTGACCTGGGCTGGTGGCATCATCGCTGTGTTGTTGGCCAGTTTGGGATATCTGATTTCGGTTTATGTTATCGCATGAATGACAAATTGCTGCAAAAATTGCAAGACATGGTCAGAGACGATCTCGATCAGATAGAAAAACAAACCATATTATCAGTCGAGGATGGCTTTGCTTTGTTTGGACGGTATCATATAAGCCACACCGGCAACGGCTTCAAGGTACAGCGCGCCGACAATGACATAGCCTGTTTTGATACTGTGCGTTTGGCCTTGAGTTGGTGTATCGCTGACAAATGCAATCAATGGACACTTGCTGACAAGATAAAAAATCTTGATCACACAAGACAAAGGCTCAAAAATGACATCGATATATCTTCTGCGTTGACCAAACGCATGCAGGATCAGCCTCGACGTTGCATCGCGGAAATCAAGGTTGACCATAAAAGATCTCGACTCCGACAGGTAAACGAACAGTTGAATAAATGTATCTCTCTAGCTAAATACTGGCAGATCAAAGGATTCCAAGATGAAATTGCAAGAACTCGAAGAACAAACACAAACACGCCAAATCGCGCAAGCCATGCGAAATCAAGCCGGGCTTGATTTTGATGCCAGCAAGCTGGGTCCACGACGTGCGCGTGGCATGTTTGAATCAGTGGCTCGGTTGCTCAAAGAATACCGATCACAACCTCTAGCTCATAGAAGTGAGCGGGATCCTAATTATCTAGTGTTGACCATGATGGAACAGGCTCTGCAAGCCAGGATTCAAGAACAGAGCAGCGTGGCCACAACCGCACCGACCAGCACTGCTGCGGCTCCCACCGGTGGTGCCGCAGCGGCAATGATGAAGGATCCTAAATCCAAAGCCATCGCTGATAAAGTATCTCGAGGACAAAGCCTTACCCCTGATGAACAGCAGACCTTCAACAAGGTAATGTTGGCCAAAGAAAGCCGCAAAAAATCTCGCATGGTCAACGAAAGCGAGTTGCAACAGGCTCAGGTAGTTTTGGCTGCACAAGACATGATAGATCGTGTGCAAAAAATGATGGAAGAGATCAGCGAAATGCAATTCAAAGATCTGCCGGCCTTGACCGATAGCATCAAAAATGACATGGGCACAGAACAAGCACAACAGTTCCAAGTAGCCACTAGTCAGGCTCTATCCACTTTGTTGCAGTCTGTACAAACCAGCAAAAGTGAACTGGAATCTGCGCAAGGTGTACTGACTGGCCAAGCCCCCATTGTACCTGGTGAAGATCAAACCGGAATGCCCCCGGCCGCTGACATTGCAACGGCTGCTGAAATGCCAGTCCCGGGCGAACCTGGTGCTGATCAGGAAGAAATTGATCTTAGCCTGGATGCCAATCTCGGTGAACCACAAAGTCTTGGTCGTGAGCGACGTTGATGCGTCTGCTAGAAGTTGAAACCAGCCAGGCCCAATTAGAAAGACTAAGCGCGTTAGCACAGTTTTTGTTGGGACGCAGCGAAGATCAATCCGCTCAGAAAAAAATATCAACTGCCAGCTTTATTGCGCTGGCCAACAACATGGGAATCCCACTCACCGATGGACAACTACGTGATCTAAGTCAACAGGAACCTTTGAACCAATTGATTGGTAACATTGATGACAAAGACATCGTGTTTAAAGGTGCCGAAGACATCGGCCCGGCGCAAATGAGCGTGGATCAGGCCAGGACCACGGTAGATACCATGGCCAAGCGTGCAGCCAAATCTGCAATGCAATAAATATCCTGCATGATAACACTTGGGGCCGATGGCCGATACTTGATTCCCAAGATGGAATTTTACATCACCAACGTGTGCAATCTCAGTTGCGAGAATTGCAACCGTTTCAATGATCACAACTTCCAGGGCTGGCAAAACTGGAACACACTCAAGCATGTCTATCAGCAGTGGGCCCACAAGGTGCGTCTAGGCAAGGTAGTGATCCTGGGCGGAGAACCACTGCTCAATCCCACCATCATAGATTGGATACACGGTATCAATGACACCTTTGGAGTCAATGTGCAGGTGCTCAGTAACGGCACAAGGATCAACAATGTGCGTGGTTTATACGATGCCTTGCTGAGACAGATCGATGGAGTCAACAATTGGCTGGGCATCAGTTGTCATGACATGCAAGAATTTGCTGTGATTGAATACGAGCTACAAAAATTTTTGGCAGCACCGATCATGCGCGGCAACCCTGACAGATGTGCTGACTTTGGTGCCGATTTTGTTTTCACTGACAACAATGGCATCACAGTACCGATCTGGATACAGGATCACTTTACCAAGAGCGCAGTATTTTTGAATGAACACGGTAGATTTGCACTGCACCAAAACGATGTTGAACACGCTCATTCGGTATGTCCTTTTGTGCGCAACCGCAATTACCATTTCATACATGGGCGTCTCTACAAATGCGGGCCCGTGGCCTTGTTTCCGGAATTCGACGAGCAACACGATTTTGATATCAGCGTCGAAGACAAACAGCTTTTGCGTGCATATCGTCCGCTAGCGATAGATGAGTTTGAAACCCGTGGAGCCACTTTTATAGCAGATATTGACAAGTCTATACCACAATGCAAATTTTGTCCTGTGGATCATGAGCTGAAAAAAATAACAGTATCACACAAGGCCGGAAGAAGCCGACGCATTCCGATAAATATCATGCAAGGAGACTAGACCATGGACATGATCATTTACATCTTGCTCGGGGCCTTTATAGGATGGAACTTCCCTCAGCCATTCTGGGCCAAAATCATACAGGCCAAATTGGTAGACATGTTCGCAAAAAAACAATAAACTGTTTTAACACCCGGCAATTGTTCCAGCAAATTGCTGATGATTATTTGTGTGCATTTAATCTCAGCTTTCAACAACCAAAAGGAAACAGATATGGCCTACAGCGCAAAAGTGCTAGATCATTATGAAAATCCACGCAATGTGGGAACACTTGACAAGACCGATCCCTCGGTAGGAACCGGCATGGTAGGAGCACCTGCGTGCGGTGATGTGATGAAACTTCAGATAAAGGTAAACCAAGATGGCATCATCGAAGACGCGAGGTTTAAAACTTACGGCTGCGGATCGGCTATTGCTTCGAGTAGTCTCGTTACCGAGTGGGTCAAAGGAAAAACTCTTGATGAGGCGTCAGGCATTAAGAATACAGAGATCGCACAAGAGCTTGCACTCCCGCCTGTTAAAATCCATTGCTCGATACTGGCAGAAGACGCTATCAAAGCAGCCATAGATGACTACAGGAAAAAACATGCAGACCCAGTTTGATGTAACAGATTTGGCTGCGCAAAAAATCCAGACGCAGATCGAGCGTCGAGGTCGCGGATTAGGCATCAAAGTAGGTGTCCGTACTACCGGATGCTCAGGCCTAGCATATACCTTGGAATTTGTGGACGAAGAACAAGGCCGCGAAGTGTGCATGGAGCATCATGACGTCAATGGTGTGCGCATATATGTAGATCCCAAACATAGGCCCTATCTCTATGGTATGACCATCGACTATCAGCGGCGCGGGCTCAACGAAGGCTTTGAGTTCATCAATCCCAACGAACGAGATCGCTGCGGCTGCGGCGAATCATTCACAGTTTGATAGTTCAGCGGTATCAATATCAATCGCTATCGCGTGAAACAGTGGCGGGCCAACGCCTCTATGCCACGCCCGATGGCCAACGCTTGCCTTCAGTGACCACTATACTGGACCGCACCCGGCCCGTGGAAAAACGCCTCGCTCTAGAAAACTGGAAACGGAAAGTGGGGCATGACAAAGCACAGCAGATCACCACTGAGGCAGCCAACCGTGGCACCCGGATGCACACCTATCTAGAAAACTATGTGCGCAACGGTGAACTCACACCACGCAGTAACAATCCTTTTTCCTGGCCCAGCCACGCCATGGCCGAGACTGTGATTTCACAAGGACTCAACAAGGTTGACGAGTTTTGGGGCATTGAAATACCATTATACTTTCCTGGTATCTATGCAGGAACCACCGACGGTGCCGGGATACATCAAGGTGAACATGCCATATTGGACTACAAGCAAAGCAACCGCCCCAAACGTCGCGAATGGATTGATGATTATTTCATGCAGCTTTGCGCCTACGCCGAAGCACACAACGAAGTATATGGCAGCCATATCCGCAAAGGCGTGATCCTCATGTGTGTGCGTCCTGATGTAGATGAGCAGGGACAGATCATGAGCAAGCCGCAGTACCAAGAATTTGTGTTAGAGGGTGAAGAGTTTGAGCAGTATCGCCAAAAATGGTGGCAACGCGTAGAACTTTACTATCAAAATGCTGCATAAATAGCTGATCGACGGAATCACTAAACATGGCCATACTGCAGATATCACAAATCACCAATAGAAAAGGTCTCACCGAAAATCTCCCTCAGCTGGCTGGTGCCGAGCTGGGCTGGTGCGTAGACAGCCGTAGACTTTTCATAGGCAATGGCACCTTGCAAGAAGGTGCTCCTGTTATCGGTAACACCGAGATCCTGACAGAATTTTCTGATATCACTGTGCTCAGCAACTATACCTACAGTGATATCGCTGTGGGCTATTCGGCTCAGACCGGATCCACTGCTTCTAATCCAGTGGTACGCACTGTGCAGGCCAAGCTAGATGACCAAGCGTCGGTAAGAGATTTTGGTGCAGTAGGTGATGGTATAGCTGACGATACCGAAGCCATCAATCGAGCTTTGTATCAATTATTTTGTCGCGAAGACAACACAGCGATACGGCGTAGTTTGTTTTTTCCAGCTGGTACGTACCGTATCATAGAAAGCATCATCATCCCCACCTATGCCAAACTGGTAGGAGAAGGTGCAGACTGCACCATTATAAAACTGGATACTTCAGCGGATTTAAGCAGCCTGTCGGCCTACGTGGCAAGATTGGGAGATAGCCGACAACAGACCGGTGCCGCTATTGGCAGCTTTGATGCCACACCACCACGCAACATCGAGATTTCCAGTATGACTTTCCAGAGCCAAGAAGAAACCGATGTTTTCCTGATAGATCGCGCGCAACAGATATGGTTTGATAGCGTGAATTTCATAGGCCCAGTCACCCAGAATGAACTTGTAAATTATGCTGTGACTCCCACTGCACCTATCGCTTGCGTGCGATTTGCCAGCACTGCCTCGCTTGTTTGCACCGACATCAACTTTGATCGGTGTGGTTTTTTCAACAACACCTATGGCATAAACACATCACAACTGGCAAAAGGTATCAATGTCACCAACAGCTGGTTCAAGACCTTGTATCAAGGAGTGGTATTGAGCAATCCCGGTCCCACGGGATTGAGATTGGTGCACAATATTTTTGACATTGTCTATGCACAGGCACTAGATTTTGAAGATGTCAATCTCAACATCAGCGCCTATAATATTTTCTACAATGTTGGTCGCAGCATTGGTGGCAGCAGCCCGGTCACCACTATCATAAACTTTGACAATGAAAACAATGTCAGCGCCAATGATTTGTTTGAGAGATCTGATGCCGATGCCTACAATGTTCCGCGTGTGCAAATTGGCAGTTCTGGCACGGTTACAGGAGCCAGCCAAACACAGCTAGGTCAGCTAAGGCAGACACCTGGACGCAGCTTTGTGTTGTCCGACAATCAAACCAACCAAACTATATTTTCCGTCAACAATGATTATGTTCCGGCCCTACAAATGAGCTACACCATCGTGCGGAACGAAGCAGTGCGAACGGGCGTCATCTTTTTGGTGTCTGGTGCAGGTGACAGTACTGGTGACAGCAGCTTTGTTGACGACTATGTGGAAAACAGCGACACTGGAATAACCATCTCACTGGCACAAACCGGAAGCCAGGCACAGATACAGTATTCAAGTTCCAGTCTCGGTGTCGACGGTATCATCTACTACGCTGTCAGCAATTTCGGCTGATGTGGCATCAAGATTCTGGAGAACGATTGGCCGCTTGGCATGATCTTCGTGTGCGAGTGGCCGATGCGGCAATTCATGATTGCTTGCTGACCATCAATGACTGGTGGTTCCAGTGCCCGATCGGTAGTCCAACTCTGCAGTGGCAAACGGTCAAATCCTGGCCAGGTCCTTGGGATCTTTTGATCGACAATGACTTTTGTGATCTTGCGCGCGCAGCAGGTATCATGTATACTATAATCATACTTGGTCGACAGGACATCGCCTCAGTAGATCTTATACGCACCAAAGACGACAATTTAGTCCAGGTCAATGATGGGAAATATATACTGAATTGGGCTCCCGGGCAGTTATTAAATATCCGATCTGACAGAGTCCAAGTAGTAGACCAGATACCAAGCGGTATCTTACACCACAAAATAAGGTAGCACATGGCCAATATAAATGTTCAAAAACGAGACGGCAGCCGAGAGCTGCTGGATCTAGAAAAACTACATCGCGTCGTATTTTGGGCCACCGAAAATATCAACAACGTGAGTGCGAGTGAGGTAGAAATACGCAGTCATCTCCAGTTTTACAATGGCATACGCACTGCAGACATACAGGAAACATTGATCAAGAGCGCGGCTGATCTCATCAGTGAAGAAACGCCCAATTATCAATACGTGGCTGGACGCTTGATATGTTATCATCTGCGCAAACAGGTGTACGGGGATTTCATCCCAGGACATGTCTTGGATTTGGTAAAGCGAAACGTGGAACAAGGTTTCTATGATCAGGAATTGTTAACCGCCTATAGCACTGAAGAATGGGAACGTATCAACAGCATGATCCGTCATGAACGCGACGAGTTGCTGACTTATGCTGCCATGGAGCAGTTCCGTGGCAAGTATCTAGTACAAAATCGTGTCACCCGCGAGATCAAAGAAACTCCCCAGGTCGCCTATGCCTTGATCGCTGCCACGTTGTTCAGCACCTATCCGCGTGACACACGCATGGGTTGGATCAAAGACTATTATGATGCCATCAGCACACATCAGATATCGTTACCAACACCAGTAATGGCAGGTGTGCGCACCCCACAACGACAGTTTTCTTCCTGTGTTTTGATCGAAAGCGACGACAGTCTGGACTCGATCAATGCCACCACCAGTTCTATAGTGAAATACGTGAGCCAAAAAGCCGGCATTGGTATCGGTGCAGGACGCATCCGTGCCATAAAATCGCCTATTCGCAATGGCGATGCGTATCATACCGGAGTGGTGCCTTTCTACAAACTGTTTCAAAGCGCCACTCGTAGTTGCAGCCAAGGCGGAGTCCGGAATGGCGCAGCCACTCTTTACTATCCGGTATGGCACCTCGAAGTGGAAGATCTGCTGGTATTGAAAAACAACAAAGGCACCGAGGATAACCGGGTTAGACACATGGACTACGGAGTGCAGTTCAACAAAGTCATGTACGAACGACTGCTGGCGGGAGGAGATATCACGCTGTTCTCGCCGCATGACGTTCCTGATGTGTATGAAGCTTTTTTCCAAGATGTAGACTTGTTTCGCGAATTATATGAACGTGCCGAGCGCAACACTCGTTTGCGTAAACGAGTGGTAAAGGCCATCGATCTTTTTTCGAAGTTTTTACAGGAACGCAAAGACACTGGACGCATCTATCTCATGAACGTGGATCATGCCAACAGCCACAGCAGTTTCCGTCCCGAAGTTGCACCTATCCGCATGAGCAACCTCTGCTGCGAGATTGATCTACCCACACAACCGCTCAACGATGTCAATGACACCGAAGGCGAAATCGCCTTGTGCACCTTGAGTGCTATCAATTGGGGTGCTTTCCGGGAACCGCAAGACATGCAACGTGCCTGCACACTGGCCGTTCGTGGCTTGGATGCTCTGTTGACGTACCAGGACTATCCCATAGATGCGGCGCGGAGGGCCACTCAAGCACGCCGTCCCTTGGGAGTGGGCATCATCAATCTGGCCTACTGGATGGCCAAAAATGACATGACCTATACCGAACCCAATCTCGAGCTTGTTGATCTGTGGGCACAGCACTGGAGCTACTATCTCATCCAGGCCAGCGTGGATCTAGCCGCCGAATCGGGCGCATGTCCGGCTGTTGGTGATACCAAATATCATCGTGGTATCCTTCCCGTTGACACCTACAAGCCCGAGGTGAATGAGCTGGTGCCGCATCACGATCACATGCCTTGGCAGCAGCTACGAGATCGTTTGCGTGAACATGGCATACGCAACAGCACCTTGATGGCATTGATGCCGGCCGAAACTTCCGCACAGATCGCGAACGCCACCAATGGCATCGAACCCCCACGCAGCTTTGTGAGCGTAAAACAGAGCAAGGATGGGGTTCTCAAACAGGTGGTACCCGAGTATCGTCGGCTGAAAAATCGTTATCAGCTGTTATGGGATCAGGCCACGCCTGAAGGCTACATGAAAATATGTGCAGTGCTACAGAAATATATCGATCAAGGTATTTCTGTCAACACCAGCTACAATCCACAGAATTATGAAGATGAAAAGATACCCATGAGTGAAATGCTGCGGCATCTCGTGATGTTTTACAAATACGGTGGAAAACAACTGTACTATTTCAATACCTATGATGGGTCAGGCGAAATAGATGTCGCCAAAGACACGGCCGTGGATTCGGGCATGGACCATGTGTCGGATGGTGATGAATGTGATTCGTGTAAAATTTAAGGACCAACCTGATGACTGTATTGAACTTGATGACGGAACGTGATCACACCAAGAATTTGGCATTTCTTGACCCGGGAGGTTCTCTCGGTATGCAACGCTACGATGTGCTGAAATATCGGCAGTTTGACAAGCTGACCGACAAGCAATTGGGATTTTTCTGGCGTCCAGAAGAAGTAGATGTTTTGCGCGATGCCAAGGATTTTCGCGATCTCACCGAACACGAGCAACACATTTTCACTGCCAACCTCAAACGCCAGATCCTGTTGGATTCAGTACAGGGACGCAGCCCCAATCTTGCTTTTTTACCTATCGTGACCTTGCCTGAACTTGAGACCTGGATCGAGACTTGGGCTTTCAGCGAAACCATACACAGTAGGAGTTACACACATATCATCCGCAACATCTATAGCGACCCCAGCCGAGTTTTTGATACCATGCTAGATGTAGAACAGATCGTGCAGTGCGGTCAAGACATTAGCCGTTATTACGATGATCTCATTAGATACAGCCAATGGTATCAGCTCCTGGGTCCTGGAAATCATGAATGCAATGGTGTGCGATTCGAAGTCACTGAATATGAACTCAAAAAGAAATTGTGGTTATGTTTGTCCTCGGTCAATGTTCTCGAGGGCATCAGATTTTATGTGTCATTCGCTTGTTCCTGGGCATTTGCTGAACTCAAAAAGATGGAAGGCAATGCCAAGATTATCAAACTCATCGCCCGTGATGAGAATCTACATCTGGCCAGTACCCAGCAATTGATGAAATTGTTGCCGCAAGATGATGCTGACTTTGCCCAGATACGTAGTGAAACACAAGACGAAATGATAGGCATGTTCTCGGCGGCTGTGGAACAAGAGAAAACTTGGGCCAACTATCTTTTCCGCGACGGCAGCATGATCGGTCTGAACGAACAGTTGTTGTGCGACTACATAGAATGGATAGCGCACAAACGCATGGCCGCGGTAGGCTTGTCCAACAATTATCGGGGTGGAAGCAATCCCTTGCCATGGACCGCCAAATGGATCGCCGGTGCAGAAGTACAAGTGGCACCACAAGAAACCGAGATCACCAGCTACGTAATCGGTGGCACCAAACAGGATGTCACCGATACCACGCTGTCAGGACTCACATTATAGGGTAGAAGTGGTGCCTGTTGTACAGAAATGGCGATTGGTATATCCGCGAGGCTCGAGGCACATCACCTTGGACGACTGGGTGATAGAAAATTGCACTCGAGAAGAACAACAGCGATACGCGGCAGCCAAAAAACGGCAGCTAGACCTGCGCGAAGAGGCCATGAAACAAGGAAAGCTGAGCCTACCCGAAGGCCGACGGGCCCCTGTGTATGAGTGGAAAGATCGCGAAGCACGTGCCCAAGGTAAATCCACAGATCCTGAATGGGGAGATTTTTGGATAAGATGGGTGGAGGCCACTGGAGTGCAACAGATATTTGAAGAAATAGAAATACCGGGAGATGATCAATGACACTGACTGTGTATTCAAAACCACAATGCCCTTTCTGCGATAGGGCTAAACAATATCTATATCGCAACAATATCATGTTCCTGGAAGTGGACGTGAGCCAGGATCCAGATGCCATAGAATACCTACGTGCCCAGGGACACAGCACGGTGCCGCAGGTTTATTATCAAGGCAAGTTATTTGTGCCCGGTGGATGGGAAGGTTTAAGTAAAATGACAGCCGATGACATCCGCAGCGAAATCGAACTGCGTGATGCCTTGGCATCGGAGACCTTATGAATCTAGCACCGCAAGAAATTTACACACTGAAACTGGTTACTGGTGAAGAACTCGTGACAAAAATCATCAAAGACGATGGAGACACAGTGGAAGCCGATCAACCCATCAGCACTGTGATCAGTCCTCAGGGCCTGCAAATGGTGCCTTCGTTGTTCAGCGCAGATCAAGAGCGATCAGTACGCATAAATAAAAGCGCAGTGGTCATGGCAGCCGAACCTCGCGAAGATGTACGCAACAGCTATATCCAAGCCACGACTGGTATCGTTTCGGTCAACAAGAAAATACTGACTGGTTGATTTGACACACAGATTCGTGATCATGGTTGCAGGGGAGTTGCGGTATTACACAGAATTTGACTTGATCCCGGCGCAAATCGATCATGTCATTGAATTCAGGCCTGTCATACCTCCGCCACCACACACTGAACAGCAACATCAAGAAATTGATGCTTGGAGTCAGCGTTTTGATGAATTGATGAGGAGAGAACGTGCCTGCCGCCGCTAGAAGAACCGATCCCGGTGTGCCGCATTGCAGCGGATTTACCATAGCCACTGCCAGTGATGATGTATTTGTGAATGATCTTGGTGCTGCGCGTCTCAATGATGTCAATACCACTCATCTTCTGCCAGCAGCGCCTTGTCCGGCTCACAGCGTACCAATCAGTCAGGCCAGTGCATCTGTTTATATCAATGGCCGCGGTGCTGCCAGAGTGGGAGATCCATTTGCAGCGTGTACACGTGTGGCAGCCGGCAGTCCAGATGTATTCATAGGGGATTGATGTGTCGGCATTTTCGTCAGTGATGCTGAATGCCGGTGCAGGTCTCTTGCCTAATCCCCCGGCCAATATTGGTGCGGCTTTCTCGCTTTCGTCCAATCTCATCAATGCTGTCAGTTCTTATGAGTCCATCGCCATCGTCGATCAATTTGCCAACATCCTGTCCTCGGCAGCCAATCTAGTGACGATAACCGGAACGGTGTACGATGTCGAAGTCATCTATGGAGGATCGGCCTATGATTCCTCCAATCCACCCACGCCTACCTTGTTACCAGCGCCCACTGGGATCTATGCCAACACCGCCACGGCCAGCGCGACTGTTGCCAGCAATGTGATCACTGCCGTGAACATGATAAACGTAGGTCGCGGCTATGAAACACCTCCTGATGTGTTTTTCTTGGGCGGGATAGGTGGCAGCGGTGCCAGTGCCCGAGCCATAGTCAAAGATCAACCCGGTCCTTTGAGCAACGAAACCTTCCAAGATTTATGCACACTGGGAGCCAATGTGTTTCCGGCCTTGACCAACGTTTTACCCCTGAGCTATCCCTTGGGCAACGTGTTTTTTGCTGATCCTGTACCAGCTTGGCAACCTGGCACAGTGTACGATACCGATGATGTGGTGGGCCAAATCGTGTTGCCCGAATTTGATCAAGAAATATCTTATGTGACCTTGGATCAGGTCACTTTTGCAGAAAAAAGCTATCAAGCCACAGCCAACAGTCAAGGCGTGTTCCCCACAGACACCACGAGCTGGAGTGAAATCAACATACCGCCTTTGTATTACCAGGCCGGCAATACCAGCAAAGGTGTTTATCCCGCTTCATCATCCTTGTGGACAGCCAGTATCCGGCCATACCAATTGACCCAGGTGCTGTTTGATGATGCGCAAGCCGTGATGGGACAAGGTGATCTCAGTAAGTTTTGCCAGGTGTTCCAGAGCGCGATCGCGTACCGGGGCCAGGCCAATCAAACCATCAACAGTTGTAAAAACAGCGCAGTGCTTGATCAGACCTTCGACAATTCTACAGGTGGTATGGATACTTTGACCACCGGCGGTCTCAATCAGGTCAGCAACGATTTGACGCTTTTTGCTTATGACACATCGTTATTGGGTGATCTCATCAATTTGGCCAATCTCGATGATCTAGGTCTCCCTGGTGAGCTGTTGTCCCAGATAGGTAGGATCACCGGAGGGGCGATAGCCGATCTCACTGACATATTGATAGCTCGCGGCCTCAGTGAAAACAAGGTCACCGAACTCAGCCAAGGCATCAACAATCTCACCAGTGCCGAGGAGAAGACTGCCTATTCAGCCATGTTAGCTATCAATGGTGAAACTCTCAAACAGACATTGTTGCTGTTGCGTGTACGCACTGCTGGTATCGCCAATATGGCACAATTGTTGGATCCCAAAAAAATATTCCCAAACAGCTGGCAGACCTTGTTGTGTCCAACTGCTCTGCAATTGGATCGGGTGTATCTTGCTAATGGTTCTGCCAACCAAAATATCCGCAACACCTTGCTGAACAAGGCTGTGACTGCCTATAGTGGTCCCAACAACACCAATAGCCTCGAAACTCTAGAAGTGATAATCCCACCAGATCAGGCTTTGGCCAACAAGGCACTGGCCCGTTCCTTGGGGCAGATCAAAAATATAGCCCAGACCAGCCTGCCGCAGCTGGCAGCGGCAGCTGCATTGATAGACACCAATCAAGGACTTGGGTTGGTATCATCACAGACACAACTGGTACCGCCTGTCGTGACCGAAACCTATACTCAAGATCTTGGCAGTGGTACCGGGGAGAACGGTACCCTTGTATTAGATGATATCATAGGTGTAATAGTTGACGATGATGCGGTCAGCGGTCTGGTGCAAGCTGCCGATCTGATCAGCAATCTGTCAGTGTCTACCCTTTCTTCAATCTATAACAACATGCAATCTGTGTTGGATGGCGGTTTTGGCCCAGCCTATGGTCCAATCGTCATACCTTCTGGCCCTGGGGCAGGAACATACAGTGACATAGATTCGGCTCTGCAGTCTTTGATTGCTTTGGCCGAAAGTGAAATAGCCAATGTGGCTGCCGCCAACAACGAAACAACCAGTACTACCAATCAAATCTGGGACAGCATCTGTGAGGCTCTGGAACGACAACGCACCAATCTCAACCTGGCCTTGGTAGACTTTGACAATCTAGCAGCCAACAGCCAGTCCAGTACCATGGCCTTTACAGCGGCCTTGCACACCTACGGATTGGACAGTCAAGCCAATATATTACTCAACACATTGGCCAATACCAGTAGCCTCAGTGGACAAAGCATCATTGCTAGCCTGCGTGAAGGCCGGAACCTGGCTGCGATGCAAACTGCGGGTCTAGCATTAGATACCCAGATCTCTGATCAACCCAGTTGATGGTTGACCAGAAAATCAATTCCGCCTATAATTAGCTATAATATACAAAATTAGGAGCAGTTATGGGCATGACCAAACCCAGTAAATATTCCGGGCAAGTTGACTATTCCGATGTCCGTTTTGATGGAGCAGAAATGGCGGCAGATTGGATCCACGACCTAGAAAGTTCCGACAGCCGTTTGCACAAAGAGCGCGTGATCGAAAAAGCACTCATGGCCGCCAAACTGGGAAGTTCTTCGGCGCAAGGTTTCCTCTACAACTGCTATCTGGCCCTGAATCCCTACTATGTTTACGGTGTGAAGAAGGTGCCCGAAAGCGAAGGACTTGAGAACCGACCCAATCCTTGGACACGGTTCTGGGCCTTGTGCGAAAGCCTACGGACTCGTAGTGTCACAGGCGGTGATGCACAGGCTGCCATCCGCGCGGTCATGGCAGATTTTGACTCTGAACAGTGGAACGGCATGGCACGACGCGTGCTCATCAAAGACCTGCGCTGTGGTGTGTCGGAAAAGACCATCAACAAGATCTGTAAGAATAGCGAGTGGCGCATTCCAGTGTTTGAATGCCAGCTAGCCCAGGATTCTACAGATCAACCCAACAAGCTGAAAGGTCGCATGCGGCTCGAAGTCAAGCTGGACGGTGTTAGAGTCTTGGCCGTGTTCAATGGCCACTCTGTGACTCTATACAGCAGGAACGGCAAAGAGTTCCACAACTTCAAAGAAATCGCGCAGTTCCTAGGCACCAATCGCAATTTATTTGAGCACGGCACACGCACCGGTGGACGTTTTGTGCTGGACGGTGAGATCGTGGGCGAATCTTTCCAGAAGCTGATGCGACAAGCGCATCGCAAAAGCGATGCTGAAACCACAGGCATGATATATCATGTGTTTGATTTCATACCCTTGGATGATTTTGAGCGCGGTTACTGGAATGCCCAGCAACACAAGCGCCTGGCCTGCCTTGATCTGGCCCGGGAGCGTTTAGCCAATTCTGACATGGTGCAGATCATGCCCGGCATGGAAGTAGATCTTGATACTGCTGAAGGACATGACATCATGCGCCGATTTGCTGAAGCGTCGGTGGCCGAAGGCTACGAAGGCATCATGATCAAGAGTCTTGATGCGCCCTACGAGTGCAAGAGGTCGAGTTTTTGGATGAAGTGGAAACCTACCATATCCGTAGACTTAAATATAGTGGGATTTGAAGAAGGTACCGGCCGCAACACCGGTAGGCTGGGTGCCATAGTGTGCGAAGGAGAAGACCATGGACGTCGTATTCGGGTTAATGTTGGTAGCGGCTTTAGCGATAGCGATCGTGATCAGTATTGGCTACGAAGGGATCTACTGCTTGACCACATTGTGGAGGTGCAAGCTGACGCAGTCACCCAAAACCAAGACGGAACCTACAGTCTCAGGTTCCCGCGATTCTTGAGATTTCGTGACTTTGAAGCAGGAGAAAAAGTATGATGCCCATCGTTCCTTTCACAGCGGCCACTGGCTGTGCCATAATGAGCCTGACCACCGGTGACGTTGGTCTGTTATTCGCGGGTCTAATTTTTGCCGCCATAGGCATGGTGTTAGAATGAAGCACAGCACCCGTCTCTACTCTATAGCCATTGTGATGGCTGTGATACAGTTTTACGACACCCAAAGTTTAGTTTTTGGATTCTGGGC